ACTCGATTATAATTAAAGATTGGGCGTCGGTTCGTGTAGAAGAGTCCGCCGCTGCTGCAATTACTCCAGGTCAATTTATGACACGGGATACGAATGGTGATTTTATCCCACATGATACGGCCGGAGTAGATGGCCCTGTTCTTGTAGCACTCGAAGATGAGATGCAAGGCAACACCATTGAAGATGATTATGCTTCTGGCGACCGCGTTGATACGTGGGTTCCTCGACCAGGTGCGCAAGTGCTTGCGAAGGTACTAAGTGGTTTTAGCCCTGCTGTTGGTGATCTGCTGCAAGTATCTGCTAGTGGGAACCTTGAAGCACAAGGTGGTACAGCACCAAATAACGCCGTAGCCCAAGTTATTGATGCGAACCATCAGGTCGACGATAACAGCAATCACCGTATCATTGTAGAAATAATTTAAATTTAAAACATAACGATTATGATTAAAGCAAACGTAGATTACAAAGATGGCAACGGTGATGTAGCCAGTAAGATTGCCACCTATGGCGTCGGAGGCTTGCGACCGTTTATTGGTAAAGACGGCAAGGCCTATATGACGGTTTATAACGGAGGCGATCCAAAGAAAGCCTCAAGTTACAAAACCATCCAGACGAACAAAGGAACGCTCCGCGACGACGAGTGGAAGCAACTTGACAATGCCGTATTAGAAACGGCCAAAAGTAACCTGAACGGATTTCAGGATATTTTGAATCGCAGGCTATCCGTACCGTTGGGCGATGCGATGGGTACGACTATTTTCCAGACATCGAAGCGTAATGGCGATATGACCGCTGACGTAACGATGAACGGTCGCACCAAGGCCAACAACGACCGGCCAACCTACGAACCTGAGTTCCTGCCTATCCCTATTATCCATGCGGATTATGAGATCGGCACACGAGCTTTGCGGGCTTCACGAAAAGGCAACACGCCGCTGGATACGGTTAACGCCGAAGATGCCGCACGAGCCGTGATGGAAGTACGTGAGAATATGCTGTTTACCGCTACCGAGTTTACCTTTGGTGGAGGAACGATTTATAGCTTCCTTAACGAGCCGAACAGGAATACGGATACCGGACTCAACGATTGGACGGATACCGCTAACGTAACGGGCAAAGACATCGTAAATGATGTTAACAATGTGATGAAGGCCGGACTTATTGCCGATCATCATGGTGGCCCCTACGTGTTGTATGCGAACTCGGCTGTTGAGACGCGTCTTGATGACGATTATTCCGATACGAAGGGTTCTAATACCATTCGCGACCGTATCTTAGCTATTAATAATATTCAAGATGTAGTTACTGTTGACGCCCTGCCATCGAATACAGTACTGTTGGTACAGGTAACAAGTAATGTTGTGCGTATCGTCAACGGCATGGGACTGAGCAACATCCAATGGCAGACCGGCGATGGCTTTGTGAACTATTACAAGGCGATGGCAATTCAGGTTCCCCAAGTGCGAAGCGATGGCTCTGGACAGAGTGGCGTGTTCCACGGGAGCTGGTAATGACGACCGCAGCTGACGTTAAAGAGATTTTAGATACTTCCCTGACCGACCCCCGTATTGAGGCTTTTATTGCCTCTGCGGAGGTTATTACGGGAGGTATTGACTCTCTGCCACAAGCAACTGTTGATGAAGTTACCAAGTGGTTGGCAGCGCACTTTATTGTGGCTCGTACAGGGCAAGCCGTAAGCGTAAAGGCAGGAAGCGTAGCCGCTGATTTTGCTAACGTTTACAGCGGACGCCTAAGCAGCACCGCCTATGGGCAGACGGCCATGAGCCTTGACAGCAGTGGCACGCTATCGGCTGCTGATGGAAGAAATATTAAACTTAAAGCCATACCCGAATGACTGTTGTTTACGCAAGCAAAGCGAATCAATCGAAATTTAAAGAGCAGGAGCAACCAGACTACCCGTATCAGTTTCGCAGTCCAACCGACACCGGCGTAGTGCATTGGGCTAATGAAGTTATTGTGGTAGGCCCACATCCTGATATTGAAGAGCGGTATCGTGGGATTGCCTCTGTACAAATGGTTGAGATTAAAGAAGATGAGTCAGAATAATGTCCTTTTTGGCGTTGATTTCAAACAGGTTATTGGCAATGTAACAAAAGGCCAGCTTAATGAAGGCACGCTCACGCGCACCGAAGAGACAGGTTATAACCCGGTAACGGACGAGCCGACAACTACGGTAACGGACTACCCGTTCGAAGGTATTGTCGAGGAGTACTCCGAAAAGTTAATACAAGATGGCGTTGTACCTATGAATGCACGTAAGATATTAATTATAGCCGACTCCTTAGGCACTGAACCGCAGACAACAACCGATGTTATTACCATAGAAGGCGAGTCTTTTACCCTTACAGGAAAACCTGCCAGAGATCCTGCTGGCGCAACATGGGAAGTCCAAGGTAGATTATGAGTACAGGCGTACATACTAATTTTGGCAAAGAGGTCGAGTCTTTTGTAGGCAAGACCTTTTATAAGCTGGAGATATTTTACCGCGAGCTTGTCCAAGAGGTAACTAAGATTGTGATTTTACGCACGCCCGTTGATACCGGTAAGGCGCAAGCCAACTGGCAGGTTGCTACCGGACAGCCGGACACCTCAACAGGCGACCCTGCTAACCGTAACGCATTGGCGGTAGCCGAGCAGAAGATGGCCGAGCTTGAAGAAGTCGACCCGACAGATACCGTTTGGATAACCAACAACATGAGTTATATCCTGAAACTTGAAAAGGGTGAATATCCAAAGCCGGGTGGTTCTAAAACAAGAGATGGATACTCAATACAAGCCCCGCAAGGGATGGTGGCGATAACGGTAGCCGAATTTTATAAATATATGAACAAAGCCGTAGAGGTGGCCAAGACGAAAGCAAACTCTACGTGGACTCCAAATGTGTTCAGTAACGTAAGACACAGATATCATGCCCTGTTTTGATTGATAATTATGATGACATACAAGCCCCTTTTCGCACCAAGCTTCTTACGGTTGTGCAACAATCCGAGGTGGCATGGGAGAACAAAGACTATGAGCCGACGCAGGGGCAGATATTTATTAAAGAAGATTTGATGCACGGTAGCGAAGACCCGTCAGCGACTACTGAAGTATCGCAGACTGGTATTATGCAGTACAGCGTACTTACGCCTATTGGAAGCGGAACCAAAGATGTAAAGAAGAAAGCCGATGAGATTAAACATGCTTTTAAACCGGGAACAATTTTATCAAACAAAGTCTATTGTAATTCTGCCAGCGTGGTAAACGGACAAAACGCCAATGGCTGGTATTCAAAATTAGTACAAATAGCATATACATTGTATGCACCTAACAGTTAAACTATAAGATTATGCCTAATCAAAGTAATTTTTCGACAAGCTTAGCATATGTAGAGGAGTCAACGCCGGGCACGACACCGGCAAGCCCTACAATGATTCTATTGCCGACAACCGATCCCCTGGCCCTGCAACGAGGCCGAGATACCTTTAACACCGACCAAGTATTTTCTCATCGCGCACAGACCGCCCTTCGGGAAGGTCGCAAGAGTATTGGCGGCAATATACCTATTGAACTACAATACAAAGCTTTTGACGATATGTTAGAGGCTCTGTTGGGGGGTACATGGCCGGGGACAGCGCCATTTGATTTAAAATTAGGAAACAATGTTAAGACTTTTAGTATTGAGCGTTCCTATCCGGACATCAATCAATATACGGTCTTTACTGGAGCTACGCCATCAGAGCTTAGTCTGGACGTGAATCCGGATGGTATTGTAACCGGTTCGTTCAGCTACGTAGGTATGGGATGGAACAATATGGGAACAACCCAGCTTGCCTCTTCACCTACCGACAACACCAACACGCCTTTTGACGGGTTATGTAATATGACGCTATCCGAAGGTGGGTCTAGCCTTGGAATAGGGACATCGCTATCGCTTAGCATCTCTAATGGGATGGCGACAACAGGCGTTATTGGCTCATGCGACTCTTCCGAGCCTGCCGCCGGCGACTTCGCGGTAACGGGAACCATCACTGCGCGACTCCAAGATAGCTCTCTGGTGAGCAAGTTTGAAGGCAATACCGATACCAGCCTTGAGATGGTCTTTACTGACCCTGCGGGCAATACGCAGACATGGACGCTTCACCGATTGCGCTATACCAACGCTAATCCAAAAAAAAATAACAACGCTGTCGATATTTCAATGGATTTCACAGCTTTATA